AGATGGTAATCCAATGTTTGTCAAAGTATTAGGCACAGTAGATGGCAAACCAACAATGGTCGATAGCACAGAGAGATTAGTAACCAAAGGTTTAAAGTCTAACTTTATCTCTCAAGTAAAGACTACTGCTGGCTCTATTCTTGCCCAGACCGATTGGATGGTAATCCGTAAAGCAGAACGCAATGTAGACATTCCTAGTTCTGTCGCTACTTATCGTGCAAGCGTAGTCACCAAGGCTGCTGAGTTGGAGACAGCCATCTCTGCGGTTACGACTGTAGAACAATTGATTGCTTTGGATATGTCTTTTCCTAGCGAGGTCGTATGACTGAAGCTGAATTAAAACTTCTAAGCCACGAAGAAGTCTGCAAGGTTCGCTACGAACAGATTAACGCTAGACTAAAAAGACTAGAACAGATTCTCCTTGGCACTGCTGGATTCATTATTATAACTTTATTAACTCTGGTACTTAAATGAGAGAAATCTCTGTCGGTAAGAATCTTACCGCTAATACCTTAACAACGCTGTACACGGTACCGAGAAACAATACTGCTCGGTTTTATACGCTCTATGCTCATAATTCTGGCGGTAATACCAAGCATTTTAGTGTTTGGTGGTACGACAGCAGTGTAAACACTGAGATTGTTATTTTATTAGAATACAATTTAGCATCTAAAACCTATCTACAGTTAAATGGTTCTTCGTATATATTTCTCGAAGAAGGCGATGAACTTAGAGTAAAGTCTGAAACTGGTTCAACAGTAAGCTGCGTTGTAACATTTGAACAAGAGTTTAAAACAGCCCAACAACATGGAGTTTCATAATGCCACTCGCTAAAGGTAAGTCACAGAAGACAATCAGTAAGAATATCTCTAAACTGGTTAAAGAAGGAAGACCTCAGAAGCAAGCTGTCGCAATTTCATTATCAGTAGCTAAAGTATCTAAACCTAAGAAAAGGAAATAATATGCCAATGGTTAAAGACAAGAAGTTCCCCTATACAACTAAGGGTAAGAAGCAAGCTAAGCAATACGCTAAGAAGACTGGTGCTAAAGTAGTAGCTAAACCAATGAAGAAGATGGGAGCTATGCGTGGCTACTAAACCGGGTCTCTATGCCAATATCGCCGCTAAACGCCGTCGTATTAAGGCTGGCTCAGGCGAGAAGATGCGTAAGGTAGGCAGCAAAGGCGCACCTTCGGCGCAGGACTTTAAAGACGCTGCTAAAACAGCTAAGAAGAAGAAATAATGCCTAAGAAAGAATACCAGAACCCTGAAGGCGGTTTAAACGCCAAAGGAAGGGCTTATTTCAAGCGAACTGAAGGCGCTAACCTTAAACCTCCAGTTTCAGCTAAAGAGGCTGCAAAGTCCCCTAAAGCGGCTAAACGACGCAAGAGCTTCTGTGCAAGAATGAGTGGCGTTAAAGGTCCGATGAAGGATACCAAAGGACGACCAACAAGAAAAGCACTAGCATTAAAGAAGTGGGATTGTTGAGATTTTACTTGACAAAATAGTCAAACTATGATAGGATAGCGCATGGCTACAACATATTTACAAGCAGTTAATAGTGTGCTACGACGGTTAAGAGAAACCGAAGTAGCTACTGTTGCTTCTACTTCATATTCTAAGCTAATTGGCGATTTCGTTAACGATGCTAAGTCTTCTGTCGAATCTGCCTATAACTGGAATGCCCTGTCGGATACGCTAACGGCTACGACTACGGCTGATTTGTTTAGTTATGTCTTAACTGGCTCTGGTGTACGGTTCCGTATTGTGGATGTACTAAACGACAGCAAAGATACTGTAATGCGTCTAGCGCCTACGACATGGATGAATCAGCAGTTTATGTCGTCTAGCCCGCAGAAGGGTTCTCCTAATTACTATAACTTCAACGGACAGGATAATAACGGAGATACATTAGTTGATGTATTCCCCATCCCTGACGGTGTTTATACATTACGGTTTAATGTCATATTACCTCAAGCAGATTTAACCTCTGACAGTACCGTTATTAAAGTCCCTGCCGATGTTGTTATTCTAAATGCTTATGCAAGAGCATTAGTAGAGCGTGGCGAAGACGGTGGATTGCAATCTTCCGAAGCATACGCTTTAGCTCGTAACTTAATGGCTGATTATATCTCTTTAGAGTCTAATCGCTATCTTGAAGATACAAACTGGGTTCCAAGTTGAGCAAGCCACTACAAGCAGCAACTATTGCAGCACCCGGATTCATGGGGTTAAATACGCAGGATAGTAGCGTAACCCTTGAGTCTGGATTTGCCTTAGTTGCCAATAACTGCATCATCGATAAGTTTGGTCGTATTGGTTCCCGTAAGGGTTGGGACAATGTCCACGCAACCAATGCTGACTTATCTACTGCAGTCGTTAAAACAATTGCAGATGTCAGAGGACCAGATAACAATACAGTTCTGTTTGCTGCTGGTAACAATAAACTGTTTATTGAAGAATCAGGTGCTTTAGTTGCTAAGAATGTACGCAACGCTGCTGATTCTGCTAATGTAAGTTACACTATTTCAGACAGTCATTGGCAGGTTGCTAATATACAGCAAGTAACAGAAACTAAAGCATACGCAACAGTAGTACAAGCAGGTCACCCTGTATTGATCTTAAACTACTTAACTACTGCTTTTGGATTTCAACGATTAGGTGATTTAGGAAGTTTACCGGGGGCTTATACCGTAACAACCTTTACCCCTAACTGCGCTATTGCGGCATACGGAAGAACTTGGGTTGCTGATATTTCTGCCGATAGACAGACTGTGTATTTTAGTGACCTGTTAAACGCTACGAACTACACAACCGGTACTTCTGGTCGTTTAGATATATCTGAAGTAGTTGGCGATGGTGATCCCATTGTAGCGTTAGCGTCTCACAATGGTTTCTTAATTATATTCTGCACTCGACATATTGTTGTCTATGCCGGCGCACAAGACCCATCAACAATGACATTGTCAGATGTGATTAATGGAGTTGGCTGTACTGCTAGAGATTCGGTACAGACCACCGGTTCGGATGTTATCTTCTTGTCTGATACCGGTGTACGGTCATTAGCTAGAACAATTCAAGAGAAGTCTGCTCCATTCAGAGACTTATCTAAGAATGTGCGTGATGATTTATTATCCTATGTAAATGGTGAAACAGCAACAAACATTAAATCCATTTACAGCCCAACGGATGCGTTTTACTTATTGTCTATCCCATCACAGTCTATTGTGTATTGTTTTGATACACGAGTAATGATGCAAGACGGTGCAGCAAGAACTACGACATGGACTAATTTAGTTCCGTATTCTTTTGCATTAACAAAGGATAAAGAACTATACACCGGCTTAGCGGGCTATGTTGGTAAATATACTGGGTATCAAGACAATGGGGATGATTATTCCATGTCTTATTATACTAACTATTTTGATTATCAAACACCAACAACACTGAAGATATTCAAGAAGGCTGACTTCTACATTATTGGTGGAGCAGATCAGACAGTTGCAATTAAGTGGGATTTCGATTACGAAGGAAATTATGAATCAGAAATCAGAACTCTAGATGCGGCAACAATTTCTGAATACGGTATTGCTGAATACAACATTGGTAAATATGCCGGCGGTACAGTTATTAGTCGATTAGATGTCCCAACTTCAGGTACAGGACGAGTATTACAGATTGGATTAGAGTGTGATATTAATGGTAATGCAGTATCCGTACAGAAATTGGATGCTTATATTAAATTAGGAAGGGTGGCTTAATCGTGTCTAATTACACAAAAACAACTAACTTTACTGCGAAAGATTCGTTACCTACTGGTAATACGAATAAGATTATTCGTGGTTCAGAGTTCGATACTGAATTCAATAATATTGCTACAGCAGTAACCACTAAAGCTGACTTAGCAAGTCCTGCTTTGACTGGAACTGCAACAGCCGTTAATTTAACTGTTTCTGGAACTATGACTGCTTCTAGCGGTATGACTCTAACAGGTACGCTAACAGGCGGAACCATTGATGGCGGTACATACTAATCATGGCAGAGATTATTGACAAACAGATGTCTGCTACGGAGATTATCCGTAAAGACCTAGAGCGTGGTGGCTTTACCAAAGAAGAAGACAAGTTCTTAAAAGGTTTAGCTCGATTAATTCAACAGAATAAAGCAGTAGTTGTTAGACATAACAATACTGTGTTTGTTGGTATTCGGAAAGAGCCGGGTGTATTAGAAGTACATATGTATACATTAGATACTCCTAATATGCTTCTTGGTGCAATGAAGGTAGGTATTGATGCAGTCAAGAAAGCTGGTATAAAGAAGTTAGTATCTGAAACTGATAACTACAAGTTAATAACAATGATGCAAAAGATGAACTTACCTGTAGAAGTAAAGAAGAAGGGTAAGTCGTTTGCATGGTCACTGGAGATTAAATAATGGGTGGCGGAGGCGGATTTGTTGCAGCGATAACAGACCCAATTTCTGATGTAATAGGTACTTCAGGGGGTGGTGGCGGTATCTTAGGCGCTGTAGAAGATGTTGGTGAATTCATCGGCGATGCCGGAGAAGTTATTGATAAGAATGTTATACAGCCAGCAGTTCAAGACCCTGTAGGCACTACTATAAAGATTGCAGCTATTGCTGCAGCGCCTGCTACAGGCGGAACATCGTTGTATGCTATTCCAGCATATACTGCTACTAAAGCAATTGCTGCTGGTGTACCCCTTGAAGATGTAGCTAAGATGGCAGCAATCTCCGCTGCCGCAACTTATGCAGGAGTCAGTGTTGCTGATTATGTCGGTACTTTAGCAGAGTTTGGAACTGAGATTGGTTCTCAACAAACAGCAATGTTGGCGGCACAAAATGTCGGTATTGGTACCGGTAATGTTGTGTCTACCGCCGCAGGGCAGATTGCTGGTGGGGCTGTTTCTGGTACAGTTAACGCTGCTGCTACAGGAAGAGACCCAGTAACAGGATTATTAACAGGAACAACCAATGCAGTGATTGGTCAAGGTGTTAATTTAGCAGTTGATACAGCAGGTAATCTGTTTACCCCATCAACAGTGCCAAGCAATGTAGTAGC